AATAAACCAACTTGATAACGTTGTAGTGCCTTCGGCTTGCTTTAACCAACTTAGTAGTGTAACTAGCAACATTCAGACGCAAATAAACAGCAAATTAGCTACTACAGGTTGCGCTGCAGATTCGGCTAAGTTGGGTGGTGCATTACCAGCTGCATATCAAACCGCTATTGGTACTTCAGCTAGAATAGGAGCCAATTGTATAGGTGGTGGTACCGTATCTAATACTGAATTTAATGCTTTAAGTACGGTAACGAGTAATATTCAAACGCAAATAAACAGCAAATTAGCTACATCTGGATGCGCTGCTGATTCAGCTTTATTACAAGGTAATGCTGCATCTGCATTCCAAGGTGCTATTGCTACTGATGCGAGAATAGGGGCTGATTGTATTGGCGGTGGTACCGTATCAAATACTGAATTTAATGCGCTGAGTACAGTAACTAGCAACATTCAGACGCAAATAAACAGCAAATTAGCTACGTCGGGTTGTGCAGCTGATTCAGCTTTATTACAAGGTAATAACGCAGCACATTTCCAAACTGCTATTGCTAGTGATAATAAAATAAATGCTGATTGTATTGCTGGAGGTACGGTATCTAATTCAGAATTTAATGCGCTGAGTACAGTAACAAGTAATATTCAGACGCAGATAAATAGTAAGTTAGCTACGTCAGGTTGTGCTGCAGACTCAGCTTTACTACAAGGTAATGCTGCATCCGTATTTCAAACAGCTATTGCTAGTGATAATAAGATAAATGCTGATTGTATTGCTAGTGGGTCTGTATCCAATACAGAATTTAATCAACTTAGTAGTGTAACAAGTAATATACAAACTCAGATAAATAGTAAGCTAGCCACATCAGGATGTGCAGCGGATTCTGCTTTATTACAAGGTAATGCAGCATCTGCATTCCAGACAGCTATTGGGACATCAGCTAGAATAGGAGCTAATTGTATTGGTGCAAATAGTAATATTTCTAATACTGAATACGGATTCCTAAATGGTGTTACGAGTAATATTCAAACACAGCTAGCAGCTTTAAGTGCAGGTAGTGGAGGTACTCAAGGTACAGTCACATCAGTAACAGCTGGTACTGGCATGACTCAAAGTGGTACTAATACTATCAATCCAACGCTCAATGTTATAGGTGGTACTGGTATTACTGCTAACTCGAATGATATAGCTTTAGATCTTGATGAACTAACCACATCAACTACAGATGGTGATGGAGACTTCTTTGCAGTAGTTGATACTAGTGGTAATCAAAAGAAGCTTACTAAAGGTTGTATCAACATTAGTGGATTTTGTAATGATAGTGGCTTTACAAGTAATACCGGTGATATCACTTCAGTTGTGGCTGGAAACGGTTTAACTGGAGGAGCTACATCAGGTGCCGCTACTCTTAATGTTGTAGCTGGTACCGGTCTTTGCGTTGTCGCTGATGCAGTGTGCGTTGATGGTACAGTTGTTCGAACAACAGGAAGTCAATCAATTGGTGGTGCTAAATGCTTTACTTCATCAATGAACGCAACATCAATTACTGCTACTGGAACGGTTCAAGCGGGTTGCTTTGTTACGGGAGCGTTTATGGAAAGTAATGCACCTACTGATAAAGTTTATCCTCAAGGAACGTTACTTGCTCTAAATGAAAATGGTTGCGTTGTTGAATCAACTCAAGAAGATAGTACTATGGTATTTGGAGTTGCTGCTGGTGATAATAAAGCACCAATTGTTATGGGTGCTGAGCCAGTATGTATGACAGGAGAAATTGAAGTAGGTGACTATATTACAACATCAGATTGTAAAGGTCATGGTAAAAAAGCTGTTTGCCCAGACTTTAAAGCTTTTGGAGCTATTATTGGTCAAGCAATGGAGAGTGGATGTGGAGATTCGTTCGCTATTAAAGCTATGATCCGTAAAATGTAAGATTAAATATAAATAGAAAAAGAATATGTCTCAAGAAATTAAAATATGTTCAGATGCAAGTGGTTGCTTTGTTGGTGGTTTAAGCGCTACTGATACTCTCTATTCTCAGAAAAATATTATAGCAGATGGTAAGGTTTGTATAGGTAATAGCAAATTAGTTATTAACGGTACAACAGTTTCATCATGTGCAGCAGAACTTAATTTACTTGACGGCTTTAGCAGTATTCCAGGAGCTTGTTGTACTGGAACAGGAGTTGGTAATATAGCTTGTATTACTACTTCAGCTGGTTTAGATGGAAGTGGTAGCAGCGGTACCGTTAATATATCTTTAGATTTATCAGAATTAACAGATAAGACTGATGCTATTAATACTTCTGAAGATGAAGTAATTATGCTCGATAATGGTGCTGAAAGAAGAAAAGCTTTTAGTGAAATATTCGGATGTAATGCATATAGTAGTACAGCTTTTACTACATGTTTAGGAACAACTACAGCGAGTAATTCGCAAACGTTTACTAACAAAGGCGGTAATATAAGTCAGTGGACCAACGATAGTGGATTTACTACATGTACTGGTGATGTTACTGGAATTACCGCTGGTACTTTAATAGATGTTGATAACGGTGGTACAGCTACTCCGACTGTAAATGTAGATCTTTCTGAGTTAACGGACATGACAGCTACAATGACTACTTCTGACGAGTTTGTAGTTTTAGATAGCTCTGCTCAAAGAAGAAAAGCAGCATGTGAAATAAGTAATGCAATCTTTAGTAACGGTGCAGGATTTACTACTTGCACTGGTACAACAACACCAAGTAACTCTCAAACGTTTACCAATAAAGGTGGTAATATATCACAATGGACTAACGATAGTGGTTACACGACTTGTACTGGAACAGGAGTTGGTAATATAGCTTGTATTACTACTTCAGCTGGTTTAGATGGAAGTGGTAGTAGTGGTACAGTCAACATATCACTTGATCTTAATGAATTAAGTACTTCAACTACTAATGGTGATGGTGACTTTTTTGTAGTAGTTGATGCTAGCGGTTGTCAGAGAAAGCTTACTAAAGGTAATATTAATAATAGCGAGTTTAATAATAACGCTGGATATACTACATGTACTGGTGATATAACAGGTGTAACTGCTGGTACCGGTATGACCGGTGGAGGTAGTTCAGGTAGTGTAACTGTTAATGTTATCGGTGGTGATGGTATTACAGCTAATTCAAATGATATTGAAGTTGATAATACTGTTGTAAGAACTTGTGGCTCGCAAACAATTGCTGGTGATAAATCTTTTAGTAATGATGTTACTGTAGCTGGTGATTTAACTGTTACAGGTGATATTACATGCAAAGATACTATAGTATCTATAACGTCTGCATTATCAGTTACTAATACCGGAACAGGTCCTGCATTAACAGTCACTCAAGATGGTACGCAGCCTATAGCAAAGTTTATAGATAAAAATGGCGATGATATTATATTTGCTGATGACGGTAAATTATGTATTGCTCAGTGTAAATTAGTTATCAATGGCACGACTGTTACAAGAACTGGAGCTCAGATTAATGCTGCAACATCTTGCACAGGAACAACTACTGCAAGTAACTCACAAACGTTTACTAACAAAGGCGGTAATATATCACAATGGACAAACAATAGCGGATATACTACTTGTACTGGTACTGGTAATATAGCTTGTATAACTACTTCAACCGGTTTAGATGGTAGCGGTAGTAGTGGTACAGTTAACATATCACTTGATCTAACTGAGGTTACTTTAGGTGCTGGTTTAGATTCATCTGCAACTGGATTATCATTAGACTTATCGGAACTTACTGATATGACAGCTAGTATTAATACTAGTCAAGATGAAGTAATTTTACTTGATAATGGTGCAGAAAGAAGAAAGCTTTTCTGCGAAATATTTGGATGTAATGCATACAGTAGTACAGCTTTTACTACATGTTTAGGAACAACTACAGCAAGTAACTCTCAGACTTTCACTAATAAAGGTGGTAATATATCGCAATGGACTAATAACAGCGGTTATACAACATGTACTGGAACTACTACAGCGGATAATTCGCAAACTTTTACCAATAAAGGTGGTAATATATCACAATGGACAAATGATAGCGGTTATACAACTTGTACTGGAACAGGAGTAGGTAATATAACCTGCGTTACTACTTCTACTGGTTTAGATGGTGGGGCTTCAAGCGGTACAGCAACGATAAGCTTAGATTTATCTGAACTAACAGATATGACTGGTAGTATTTGTACATCGCAAGATGAAGTAATTTTACTTGATAATGGTGCTGAAAGAAGAAAGCTTTTCTGCGAAATATTTGGATGTAATGCTTATAATAGTACTACCATACCATCAAATAATAACCAGTTAACTAACGGAGCTGGTTATACAACTTGTACAGGAACAACTACAGCAAGTAACTCTCAGACTTTCACAAATAAAGGTGGTAATATAAGTCAGTGGACAAATGATAGCGGTTATACAACTTGTACGGGTGATATAACAGGTGTTACAGCTGGTACATTATTAGATGGTGGAGGATCAAGCGGCGGTGTAACTCTTAATGTTGATTTAAGTGAGCTAAGTACTTCAACTACTAACGGAGATGGTGACTTTTTTGTAGTAGTCGACGCTAGTAACAACCAGAGAAAACTTACAAAAGGATGTATAGCCATTAGTGAATTTAATAATAATGCAGGCTATACTACTTGTACAGGCGATATAACTAATGTAGTTGCAGGTACCATGCTTGATGGTGGCGGTAACTGTGGTAGCGTTACTTTAAATGTTGATTTAGGTGAAGCGCCTGATATGACCGAGTCATGGGCTACTGCTTCTGATGAGTTTATTGTTTTAGATAGTGGAGTACAGAAAAGAAAATTATCATGTGAGATATTCGGTAGTAATGCATTTAATTCTACAACCATACCTTCTAATAACAATCAGTTAAGTAATGGCTGCGGGTATACTACTTGTACTGGTACTACAACAGCTAGCAACTCACAAACGTTTACCAATAAAGGCGGTAATATAAGTCAATGGACAAACGATAGTGGTTATACTACTTGTACAGGCGATATAACAAATGTTAGTGCTGGAACTGGTATTTCCGGTGGCGGTTCTTCAGGTAGTGTAACCTTAACGTTGGATATGTCAGAATTAACTGATATGACAGCGGCAATGGTAAGCACAGATGAGTTTATAGTTTTAGATAATGGCGCTGACAGAAGAAAAGCTGCATGTGAAATAAGTAATGCCATCTTTAGTAACGGAGCCGGTTTCACTACTTGTACTGGAACAACTACAGCGAGTAATTCGCAAACGTTTACCAATAAAGGTGGTAATATATCGCAATGGACTAATAACAGCGGTTATACTACTTGTACAGGAACAACTACAGCAAGTAACTCACAAACGTTTACCAATAAAGGTGGTAATATAAGTCAGTGGACCAATGATAGTGGATATACAACTTGTACTGGTACTGGTGTTGGAAATATAACATGTGTTTCTACCTCAGCTGGACTGGATGGCGCTGGTAGTAGTGGTACTGTTACAATTTCCTTAGATTTATCCGAGCTAACTGACATGACGGCTGGTATCAATACTAGTCAAGATGAAGTAATTTTACTTGATAATGGTGCTGAAAGAAGGAAGCTTTTCTGTGAAATATTCGGATGCAATGCTTATAGCAATACCGCTTTTACAACTTGCACCGGTACTACAACAGCAAGCAACTCACAAACGTTTACCAATAAAGGAGGTAATATATCGCAATGGACAAACAATAGCGGTTATACTACTTGTACTGGTACAACAACTCCAAGTAATTGTCAAACGTTTACTAATAAGAGTGGTAATATATCGCAATGGACAAACAATAGTGGTTATACAACTTGTACTGGTACTACTACAGCAAGTAATTCGCAAACGTTTACTAACAAAGGTGGTAATATATCACAATGGACAAATGATAGCGGGTATACTACATGCACGGGTGATATAACAGGTGTTACAGCTGGTACTCTACTTGACGGTGGTGGTAGTTCAGGCAGCGTAACTCTTAATGTAGATTTAAGTGAGTTAACAGATATGACAGCTGGTTGGAGTAATACAGCTGATGAATTTGTAGTTTTAGATAATGGAGCTCAACGAAGAAAATTATCTTGTGAAATATTTGGTAGTAATGCATTTAACTCAACTACTATTCCTACCAATAACAACCAATTGACTAATGGTAGCGGTTATACAACTTGTACTGGTACTACAACAGCAAGTAACTCTCAAACGTTTACTAACAAAGGCGGTAATATATCACAATGGACCAATGACAGCGGTTATACAACTTGTACTGGAGATATTACTAACGTTAGTGTTGGAACAGGATTAGATGGAGGTGGAGCTAGTGGTAGTGTTACTATTAGTCTAGACTTAACCGAAGTTACAATGGGTACTGGGTTAGATTCAACAGCAACTGGATTGTCATTAGATTTATCAGAGTTTACTGATAAGACAGATGCTATTGATACATCTGCTGATGAAATCATAATGCTTGATAATGGCGCAGAGAGAAGAAAAGCTTTCTGCGAAATATTTGGTAGTAATGCTTACAATAGTACTACTATACCTACTAACAATAACCAGTTAACTAATGGAGCTGGTTATACTACATGCACAGGAACAACTACCTCAAGTAACTCTCAAACGTTTACTAACAAAGGCGGTAATATATCACAATGGACTAACAATAGTGGTTATACAACATGTACCGGTAATGTAGTAACATCTGGTTCAACATTTACTGGTAGTATAACCTTAAATGATAGTGTATGTGCTAAATTTGGTAATAGTGCTGATTTAAGTATATTTCATAATGGTACTTCATCGTTTATTGATAATGATAAGAACCATATTTGCATAAGAAATAACGTTGATGGTGATGATGGTGGTAACATCTACTTAATGCCACATGATAATGAAAATGGTATTATTATTAATGATGATTCTACAGTTGTACTTTATAATGATAACTCAGTTAAATTCTGTACTTGCTCATCTGGTTCTAGAACAACTGGAACGCACTGCGCTACAACATGCTTGAGATCACCTGCAGTATGTGGTACTACATCTGTTTGCGGTGCAAAAGCTTGTTTTTCTTGTGCTGGTATAGGAGCATCAGCCAGTTGCAGTGCTTGCTTAACCATTGGTGGAAGTAGTGGATGTGGTTGTTGTGCCGGTACGCCATCTATATTAGCATGCGCTGGCGTTAATATATGCGGAACTTTAAGTAAATCTTCTGGTTGTTTTGATATTGTTCACCCATTACCTGCATTATCTGCAACTAAGCGTTTATCACATTCATTCGTTGAGTCACCTCAAGCAGATAATATCTATAGCGGAGTTGTACAACTTACTGATGGTAAGGCTACAGTTAATATAGATGAAATACATGGTATGACGGGTGGTACTCTAACTGCTCTTAATAGATGCTTTAGAACGTTTACTACTAATGAAACTAACTGGGACCCTGTTAGAGGTTCAATATCTGGTAATACATTAACTGTAGAAAGCTGTGTAGCAGATTCTACTGCAACAGTTTCATGGATGGTATTAGGAGAAAGACAAGATCCACATATGTATGAGAATCCATTTACTGATAATGATGGTCGTGCAAGAGTTGAGTACGACGCATAGTAAATAAAAAAGAGCATTCAAAGGTTGTTAGCCCATGAATGCTCTTTGGAGAATAAGGGAGACGCTTAGCGATAGCCTAATTGCACTAATCTACGCGTATTAGGATCTGAGTACTGACTATCAAACGACTTAATACTACCACCGAAATCAGGTCCTCCAGAGCCAGTAGCAACAAATGTATGTTTTCCTGATGTAATATGGGTGTTAAGAGTATATGTAATAATATTACCTCTTTCAGTAATTAATGCGATTTTTCTGTGTTTAGCATGAGTTCCTCCATGTGTAAATTTACCAGAAAACTTAATTGTTGCAGCAGCATGCTTAGCATTACCTGCGTTACCTCCACCTGTTTGTGGATCTTCTAAATGATGTACTGCTGTATGAGCACCGGATGCTGTATCAGTTAAAGCATTATAAAGCAGACCAACAATTTTATCATTCTCGAAAGTATGATGAGCTGAAGAAGAAAGAACAGAAATTGTATTATCTGCCGCACTCAATGAAAACATTCCACCTCTTCCCCCTGCGGTAACATTAGAGTTAACGTTATTATCATTAAGTGGTGGTGGTTCCCCAAAAGCATTTTTAAGTGCCGCGGCTAGAGTAACACTTCCTCCAGCTCTATTTCCGTATAAACCGTTGTTAAAGGATTTGTTATTGTCGTTGTAATTGGCCATGTAATTATTTATTGATTTCTGATAATTTTTAATTAAATACCTCTCAAAAAATATAAAAAAAACAGCAGAGCTTTCGCTCTGCTGTTTAGTGATTTGTCTTGCGACTGCTGCTTCAACCAGCGATGTACAACTATTAGAAGTACACCGATTGTGAAGCCGGAGTAAACGCAGTACCAAGTCCCTGAACAATAATGACATGGTAGTAGAGATCAGCACCGAAGATGTTGTCAACAACACCATAACGAGTAAG